TTGCACTTCGAAAGCGGTCTCGGAGGTTTAAAATTTTAGTCAGTTATACTAGTAATGGCTGGTCGTGTTCAATTAGAAACATCTGGTCCACAGGACGCTTTTTTTACGGATGATCCAGAATATACCTATTTTATAAAAAATTTTCAAAAACATTCTAATTTTGCACCGTTCTTTGTTGATTTAGACGTTGAAGGTGAGATTGAATTTGATAATATTATAAGGTGTACCATACCCCAAGATCAAGGTGACCTTTTAAAAACAGTAAGTTTTAAAGTAAGTTTAGATGCAATTGATCAAAGTCTAAAAAGTCAGGTTGACGCAACAAATGGAAAGGGTATAGGTTATAATGAAAGTATAGGACATGCAATGATTGAATATGTAGAACTTTATATAGGTGGTCAGTTAATACAGAAAATTCCACGTGATTTTTTACAAATATATTCAGAAAACTATGTGACACAAACAAAACAAAAATGTTTATCTAAACTTATAGGTAAACCGCCTTTAGAACGTTCTGGACAACAAGTGGCGAGTGAAGAGATCTTACATTACTTGGGATTCGCTACGACTAAATCTGATTACTTTATAGATATACCATTTTATTTCCACAATAACCCCGAACTCGCTATTCCTATTTGTGCAATAGATAAACAAGAAATAGAAATTGTTATTAAACTAAGCAAAGTAGAAGATTGTATAAACTGTTTAAGTGAAATAGATGGTATTGATCAACCCGTATATACGGGACTGTCACCGAGTAAACTGATAAAAAGTTTTAAAGTTACGACAGAAATGGTATCACTGACCGATGTTGAAAAGAAAAAAATTAAAGAAAATCAAACTGATTATGTAATATCACAAATACAAGAAAATAAATTTATAATAGAAACTTCGTCTAAATTGGATAAGTATAGATTAAATTTTATAAATCCCGTTAAAGAATTATTTTTTATTATACAGACAAAAAATACAGGGGTAGTTAACCAAAAGTTTTATAGTGCATTTGATTATGATACATTTTACTTAACTAATGCTGATGATAATACATACGTTAACTATGAACACCTCAAATCATTAAAAATGTCTCTAGATGATTCAGAAATTTTAAATGAAGAAACGGGTGATGTTATAAATTTACGCGCTGTACAAAGTGGTATACATCATTCACGAACACAACTTTTTAGGAGGTATTATTCTTATAGTTTTGCGCTCGAACCTGAACGATGGTATCCGACAGGACAGAAAAATTTCAGTATGGTTAAAGACCAAAACATAACTTTAAAAACTAATCACCATAATTCCGCAGATAGAGAACTTAGAGTTTTGGCGCATAGTTATAATATACTCCGAGTGGAGAACGGTATTGCTCAAACGTTATTTTAATACAATGAATCAATCGGAAAATGATGCTACAACACAACTCGTTGAACAGTTTCAACGAACAGCTATAGATGTTATACAACCCGTAATGGAACAGGCTATAGTTTTTGCGGCCGAATACGCAAAAGCGTGTGGTCGTGATACTATACTCGGTAAAGATATGGAATACGCTATGAAATATTGTGCCATGAATGAAGTTGGTAAAAAAACGGGTTCATATTTCCCAGAAATTTACGATGAATCGGATAGCGAAGAAGAAGAATTAGATGTAGTTGACGAGGAAGACATTGAATTCGAAAGGTATTCTGGTCGAGAATACAAATTCGTTAAAATGAACATTGCCTACGATAATTGGGATACGTGGGTGCCGAAAAACCCAACAGAACATATGTTAAAAAATGCTATAGATAGTAATGGAGACATCTGATTTAGAAGGATTTGACAAGGGTACTGGATATTTCAAAATATCAAACTGTGATGATAGTTCGGATAAAGACTCTGATTCCGAAACCGAAACCGAATCTGAAACCGAAACCGAAACCGAATCTGAAACCGAATCTGAATCCTCAGGGTATTCTTCTTCTAAGGAAAAACCTATTAAAAATATGAAAGGGTACTTTAAAAATACGAAAAAATATAAGAAAATTTTATTCGAGGAAAATTTCCTCCCAGAATAAAATATACATTTATAGTATAAAAAATGTCTGCTGCCAAAGAAACTATCACGCTCGTCGCCTCGGAACTCGAGTCGCAATCTCTCAACGCTATCGTTGCTGGGTTTTCCTTTGCCGCCGCCTTGTCTTGGGTTGACTTGGTTAGGTGGTTGGTTAACCAAGTTATCAAAGTCAACAAGAACGGTGGTATGAACTACACGCTTACCGCGTTGTTCACCACTCTCTTGTCCATCTTTGTCTTTATGGTCACTTCCAGAGTGTCCTCCAAGGTTAACAAGCCAGCGCAACCAGTGTTCGCTGTTACTAAGTAAGTTCAAGTCGTTTTGGTTTCTTTATAATTAAAAGTAAAAATAAACCTGCTGCGACTACCATAAATATAGGTATAAAAGCATCCCAGTTATGTACATCCTCTCTAAATTCATAGGGGATTTCCATAGGTGTAGGTAAACTCTCCCCTCGTTTAGATCTAGGTATATTTTCCATTTTATCTGTAGAACATGTTACTGCTAATTTTAGTATATGATTCGCATTTCTAAAATCGTACGGTATGAGACGATTATTACTACTATAATAAAATTGAACACGTAAACTTGATATTGTTTTTTGTGCCCCACTATCAAAATTATGTTCGACAGCGTCGTCTACACCAGAATAGTTAATTACATCTCCACACATGAGTATCCGTCCAGTATAAAAAGGTGTGTCAGAAAATACAGTCTTATTAAATTCATCGGATCCACTACTCAGTTTTACAATTATTGCGTCTGCGCCCTGTAAATTAATACTACCAGTCGTCAATGAAGAACTACTCGATGAAATATCAGATGATGGTAAACCAAGTATATCGTGTGGTGTAGTATACCCTGTAACGTTTGTATTATATCCATTTGTCCCTGAATAAAATTTGAATGTAAAATCACCTGAGTCACATGTAAACGTTATTGCATTTGTGGTTTTATTAAAAGTAGCACCAGTTATAACTGTACAATTCAGTTTTATAGCGTCAGCAAGTTCGTGACCGCTATAGTTTCCAACGGGTATAGTTACAGTCTGAGTACTCCCCCCATTTGTTAACACTTGCATTGTATTATTTCGAGAATGTATGAGAAACTGACTGTTATGAATACGTGCTGATATTAATGAAATTTTTGTGACTTCATAAACAGGTGTTTTTAATTTAACAACATAGTCTGCAGGATTTGAATAAGAAACAGGATCTCTTTCTCCACTATCTATGTCTAAGGTATGTACCCTCATTAAAATATAGGAGCATTATTTTAATGAGTGATTTACTTATTTTATTATACGTTTAAGAAAAACTATGTGCCAATGGGTTTCTAGAAAGTTGGTTTTTAGCTATATCTAAACCACTTTGAGAAGAATTTGGATTTTCGTTACCTTTGTATGCATTAAATTGGTGATAATCGTTGTGTCTATAATTTTGTGTCCAAGCACCGTTTGCAGAATTTACTCGACCGTCGATACGGGACGTGTCTGAACGAACACCCGTTAACATACCACCCTGGTTAAGTGGATCGGCACGAACATTCATTCGACCAGCACCCGCCATTCGACCAGCTTTACCTCTTCTGTCTGTTGGTCTCAATCCAAACTTATTAAGTTCCTCGACTGCATAAGCATCACCGTAAACTCGACTTTCACCTATCTTTGAAGATGGAGAATTCAAGTACCCGTGTGAATATTTATTGATATTTGGTGATGGCATATTTGCGTACTGATACGCTTCTATATTACCATCCTTCTTGTTACGTGTTGGTTCTGCTGCACGTGTTAAAGCGGAAACGGTTCTCTTTGGTGCGGCCGTAGAAAGAGTATCAGTTCTAAGTCCGGTTTCAGAACGATTTGTTGTTCTTTTAGTTTTTTCGTGTTCGCCTCTTGGGGTCAAACCCGAGAATCCTTGAGAACGTCCACCGACGTTTGGAAGACGTTCTGGTAAAAATGAAGTTTTTTCCGGTCTATTATTAGCAAGTTCGCCAGCAATTCCTCGACGACCACCTTTACCATCAAATGCGGGACCACTTCTCCCTGGTAAAGTAGTTAATTTATAAGCACCTACATTTATAGGATTCACGCGGAAAAGTTGTTGATGACCACCAACTGATGGAACATTTGGGTCAACACCCAAACCTGGTCCAACATTCTGACGTTCTATTGGTGATAAGTTATTCATTCTACCACCGTCATACATGACCCTATCTCTCATTTCCAAAACTTCGCCTCCGGAAGATCTTTGTGTTGACGCAATATCACCGAAGGAGCCAACTTCTTGTTTGTGAAAAATTGTTTGTTCGACTAATGGTGATGCTTCACCTAAATATGTATCATTTATATTGATATTTCTATCGTTAAATTCTAAATTTTCCTGTACACTATCCTGTTCTATAGGAGCACCTTCTGATATATATGTTTCGGTTGGTTTACTTAATTTACGACCAGCGTAGACAAGTCCTGCTATAGCCATTATGGATATTGGATCAGCCATTCTTATTTCTTACTGACATTTTTATTAAGGTATCTTTGCTGAAACAAACCATTTTGAAGTTCGGCTCGTGTACTGGATGGTTCGTAACTTTGGGTTCTGAGTGGGAGTTTACACGATACATTTTGGAGTGGGTGTAAATTTTGTTCGTATGTTTTCGCTAAAACTTTGTTAAATCGGGAAGTAGATTGGGGACGAAGAGCGTCACTCGTTTCAATATATTCAGCTGGAGATCCTTTACCCGCCATATACGGTGCAGTACCATATAACATAGTATTTGGTCTCGATGATACGTAGTTTAATGTACTGGGCTGAGGATACACAAAAACTTCTTCGTTTGCACAAACTGTTGGGACAGCATTATCAGTGACTAATTTAATTCCTGGTTGGAGTTGGTACGCCATTTACTATTACAAAACATTTTGTTTAAGAAAATCGAGTATCGACTAAATATATTTAAAATACGAAATTAAGAAGAATGACCAGCTGCTAATCCTGAACCTCTATGCATACCACTTCTTTTATCCCCATTTGGATCTAACCCCGCAAAAGCTTCGAGTTGAACACCTCTCGCGTTTGGATCACATAAGCGTGGGTCTTGTCTACAAGTTTTTTGTCCTTGTTCACCGTGTATAAATTGGTAATATGGGTCGTTTCCTAAAGAAGAATTGGCTGTACTTACAAATTGTCTAGAACACGCATTTCTTTGGTATTCTGGTAAAGATGACCTAGATCTAGATGGACCATATTCTATACCTTTTGTAGCGTAATGATCATACGATTTTTTAACAGTTGGGTAATAACAGGCACTTGGTCTGTCTGGTCTATCAACAAAATCTGTCATCAAAACATTACCCATTGGATTATCCTGTGTGGGTAAAGTACATGGTCTTTTTGGACGTTCGTGTGCTGTTTTCGCAAATCCTAATTGTATCATATCAGATTTTTCCATTATATATAAAACACCTAATGCAGTTCCTCCTAATACAAATATACGTATATCACGGTTTATAAGATATATAATACAGGTTGCATAAATAATAAATCTCGCTGTGGCATTAACACGCTCTTCTGGAGTAAGTGTTTGTGAAGGCCAGAATTCTAATACCTTGTCTGTTCGAATGAGTTGTTTTGGATCTTCAAACCAAGAAGTCATTTATATATAGTGAGTTTATTTTTTACCACCTAACATGCCACCTAACATGCCCTGCATGGTTTTCATAAGAGCGGCTTCGTCTAAACCACCTTCGTCATTCGAACCCATTTTATCGGCACACTCTTTTGCCACACTTTCAATCATGGATAAGGTATCTTCTGGAATTGATTTAATTGTCGTACCTAGCATGTAAAGCGTTTGTACGTACTGCCAGATAGCGTTTTTTGTATTCTCTGAACACGAATCCCAATGTTTTTCTAAATTAACACCTTTCATGAAATCTAAATTTTTAGACTCTTTTATAAAAAAAGAATCGTCTTTCTTTGAAATTTTTTCTGCATATGGTGTTACACCTTTCATGAAACCGTCTACTACTAATCTCGGGTTCGTTTCTTTCATTAAATCAAATGCCGATAAACACTTTTTCAATCCCTTTTCTTCTGGAAACGTCCTGTGTAATTCAGTAAGAAATTGACCCATCATTTCATTAAATGCGGAAACCGATGTCATTGTTGTATATTATATACATAATACTAATAATATCTTTAAGTTTATAAACTAAAACGGTTCTGAACTGATACTTTCTTTCTTACCCAACCCGTTTGAAACGATAACAAATACTAAAATTGCAACAAGTGCGGATGGTTTTGTGTACGAGCTCAACTCGAGTTTACCTTCGTTATTAAGTTTAGACTTAAAGTGTATATAGCCTGCAGTTATACATCCAGCAATTAAACCCGCCCAAGCTGGATCTCTTAAATAATCTTCAAACTCCATTTATTTATACATGATGTTTTTTTGACGAGATTCGGCAGCGTCTGGAAAAAATACATCGTCAGATTCGCCATGTTCGTTATC